CCAAACGCTTTTAAAAAGAAAAAAAAGAAATAACATGTTATTAACAGAATACAGACCATTTAACGTAGATAAACAATTAGTTGAAGCTTCAATTAAAGCTAACAAACCATTAATTGTTACAGGTGTTTTACAAAGAGCAAATGCTAAAAACCAAAACGAAAGAGTTTACCCAAAAGACATTTTAGCTAGAGAAATGAGATCTTATATGGAAGGTCCTGTTAGAGAAAAAAGAGCATTAGGTGAATTAGATCACCCAGAAAGTTCAGTAATTAATTTGCAAAATGTGTCTCACAACGTAGTAAAATGTTGGTGGGATGGTGATGATGTAATGGGAGATGTTGAAATTTTACCTACACCAGCAGGAAACATATTAAAAGCATTATTTGGTTCAGGTATTACTATTGGTATTAGCTCTCGTGGTATGGGTTCAGTGTCAGATAACTTGTCAGAAGGTACAGTTGAAGTACAAGACGATTATGATTTATTATGTTTCGATTTTGTTTCTACACCATCAACACAAGGTGCATTTTTATCACCAAAAGGATTAAACGAAGGTAAAATCCAAATCCCAGAATACAAATATACAAACGTAAATAACATAATTCGCGATATTATTTGCGATAATACAGGAATGTGTAAGTGTTAGTCGTGAACATTCGATTGTTCATTTCCTAAAAATTTTCCCGAAAAAACGTGGGTAGGCCAAAATCTGGTCATATGTATACCAAGCAATAAAGGTTTTAAAAACAATTAAACTCTATGAGAGATTAAAAACACATAGTACTATATGTACATCAAATTAAGGGGGACAATTCCTGTTTTCCCTTATATTTCAATTAACCCGAATATTAACTAAAACAAAATTTATGAAAAAATTGATTTTAAGTTTAACTTTAGGACTGCTTACAGTTGCTGGAGTAAACGCACAGGAAAAAGGCGATTGGTACATCGGAACAGGTGACATCGCAAACAAAGCATGGACTGAATGGTCCGTAAGTCCAACAGTAGGATATGGCTTAACAGAAAACATCATGGTTGGTGTTAACGTTTCACAAGCTGACTCTACTGCTGATATGGCTGTTGATTTACACGCAAGATATTTCCACAAGGGATACTTTGCTTATGTTTCAACAACAGGTTTAAACACTGATAACTTGTGTATTGGTGCAGGTAAAATGTTTACGTTTCACAAAGGCGTGTTTATAGATCCTAAGGTGGTTTATGACGCAACGGCTAAGACAACTAATTTACAATTAGGTGTAGGTCTTAAATTTTAATTAACTAAAAAACAAAATTATCATGGAAAAAGTATTTTCAACAGTAAGTGGATTTTTAGCAGGATTAGGGTCATTATTTATGGCTTTAATTCCAGTATCAATTCTTTGGTTTGTCTTAACAGGCGGGTCAGTGTTTGGAATGGATGTAATCGCTAACCTAACTTCATTAGTAAATGGGTTTGGTACAGGTGGTTTCGTAGGATTAGTAGTATTAATCTTAGTAGCATCTTTCTTTACAAACAAGAAGTAATATTTAATTAAATATTTCATTAAAGGCGCCTATGGCGCCTTTTTTGGTCTCCCTTTCCTTATTATATGTATGTTCAAACATACGCGCTTCCTAATAAGCCGTCCCTGATTATTTATAACCCTATTAAGGTTCCTAATAACCTTACTTCCCGTACAACACATTAACGAGACTCGAAAGAGAAAAAACCGAAAAAAAATGGCAAAAAACATTTTAAAAGAGGCTATCGCTGACGCTAAGGCAGTTCGTGAAGTTGCTCTTGCAAATGCAAAGGCCGCATTAGAAGAAGCTTTTACACCACGACTTCAATCTATGTTATCAGCTAAATTATCAGAAACTTTAAATGAAGAAGAAGAAGATTTAGACGAAACTTACATGGAAGATGAAAAAGAAGTTAAAAATGAAATGTATGATGAAGACGAAAAAGATGGAATGGACGAAACATACATGGAAGATGAAAAAGAAGACTTAGATGAGGAAATTGATTTGGAAGAAATACTTAGTGAATTAGAATTAGATGAAGCGAAAGATGAAGATTTAGACGAAGCTAAAAAAGATGACGATAAAGACGACATGAAAGAAGCTAAGGATGAAGATTTAGACGAAGCCAAAAAAGACGAAGAAGACAATTTAGATGAAATGCAAGTTAACTACAAAGCAGAAACAGCTAACCGTGCAGGTTACGCAGCTGATTATGTTCATGAAGGAAACGAAAATTTTGACTTAGATGCTCTTCTTGAGGAAATTAACAATTTAGACGAAACAGAAGACGACGTTAACGAACAAACAGATTCAGAAATGGATGATATGTACAGAGGTTCTTCACTTCACAAAAACAAGAACAGAAAACCATATTCGAATGCTCCTAGCAATAGAGAAGAAGGTCAAACTAACGAAGTTCTTGGTATGGCAGCAGGTGTTGCAGGTATAGTAGCAGCAGCAGGTGGTTTAAGTGCTTTAGAAATAGCAGCTGATGATCCTGAATTTAAAGCTAAATACCCAAAAGTAGCTAAAGCATTAGAAATGATGCAATCTTTGGGTAAATCAGCAGGTGACACTAAGAGAATGGAAGAAACAGCTAAAGATGAAGAATTAGCTGAAACTAAAGCAGCTCTTGAAGCAGTTACTACTGAACTTAACGAAGTTAATTTGTTAAACTCTAAATTACTTTATGTTAATAGAATCTTTAAAGCAAACAATTTAAATGAAGGACAAAAACTACGTGTAGTTGAAACTTTAGATAATGCGTCAAACGTTAAAGAAGCTAAGTTAATTTACGAAACAATCAAGGACACGTTTACTGTTGCTAAAACAACAAAAACAACTCCTAAAAGATCAATCAAAGAAGGTTTAGGAATGGCTTCTAAAGCTGCAGGAACATCTACAGCTCCAAAGAAACCAGTTCTTAACGAATCAAATGATATGGTGACTAGAATGCAAAAACTAGCAAACATTAAAATTAATCAATAATCAAATAAAAATTTACAAAAATGGACGTAAACAATTTATTAGAAGGTGCAGCTCCTTACCAAGTTCTTTCTCAAGAGTCAGCTAAATTAGCTGGAAAATGGGAAAAATCAGGACTTTTAGAAGGAATTACATCTTCAACAGAAAAGAACAACATGTCAATGTTGTTAGAAAATCAAGCTAAACAGCTTGTAAACGAAGCTAATGCAACTGGCACAGGTACTACAATTAGTACTGGTAACAGTGAAGCATGGGCGGGTGTAGCTCTTCCTTTAGTAAGAAGAGTATTCGGAGAAATCGTAGCAAAAGACTTAGTGTCAGTTCAACCAATGAACTTACCTTCAGGTCTTATTTTCTACCTTGACTTCCAATATGGTACTGCACAAAACTTTAAAGGTGCTAACGAATCACTTTATGGTGCTGCTGGTACAGGTGTAGAAACTATTAAAAGAACTGACGGTGCATTTAACAAAGGTCTTTATGGTGCGGGTGAGTTCGCTTACTCAATCACAGAGAGTAAAGTCACAGGATTATCTCCAGACGCAGGTGCTACAGTAGGTTCAGCTTCTGCTGCTTTTAATGGTATTTTAAATTTTGATACTGAATTTTCAGCTTCTAAAGCAGGTGAGTTTGGTACAGCAGGAACAGCTGGAACAGCTGTTGTAAGAACAGTTAAGATTCACAAATCTTACCTTTCAGGATCTGACTTAAACGCTGTAAGATCATTTAGATTGATCTCAGGTTCAAGTACTACAATTGATCAATTCCCTCAATTTACAAGAGTTAACGGAGATTTCGTTGAATTCGTAATTAGTTCATCTGTAACAGCTGATACTGAAGACGATACTTTTGGTGTAATTTTTACTAAAGGACCAGATAACTTAGATGATAGAGGTGACTTTGAAGATTCAATCCCAGCTGCTGGAGTTTCAACTCAAGCAATCCCTGAAATTAACGTTAAATTAGTTAGTGATACAGTTACTGCTAAAACACGTAAATTGAAAGCACAATGGACGCCTGAGTTCGCTCAAGATCTTAATGCTTATCATTCAATTGACGCTGAAGCAGAATTAACTTCAATCTTAAGTGAGTACATTTCAATGGAAA